AGAATGGGGTGGTAATCTAAGTCTTTGGTCACATGACGATGAAACAAATCAACCAAAAGATTTAGTAACTTCAATATGGCCAAAATTTAATCGTGCAGTTATATTCGATACTACACAAAACTCTTGGCATGGTGTGACTGAAGGCATTACTGCACCAGAAGGACAATATAGAAAAAGTTTAGCAATCTATTATCTCATTCCAACAGATGATATAGATAATAAAAGACAAAAGGCCTTGTTTGTTCCTCGTGAAGAACAAAAAGGTGATGATGGTATTATGGACTTGATTAAAACTAGATCGGGATTGAAATGAAGAATTTAATTATTGGTGGTTATACAAACTATGGCATCAACCAACTTAAACCTTGGGTATTGTCTGCACTAGAAGTTGCAGGAGATGATACTGATGTTGTATTGGTTGCAGGTAACACATCACAGGCCACGGTTGATTGGTTGATTCAACAAGGCGTAATTGTTGTACCAATGAAGATGATGCAAAATATTCCACCGCATGTCTTACGTTTCTTGTCAATCTATGACTACTTGTATTCCAATTGGCAAAACTACAAGTATGTTGTGACTACAGATGTGAAGGATGTTTACTTTCAATCTAGTCCTTTTGACATAATGAAAAGTATGGAAAATCTTGGAAACAATCTTGTCATTGCATCTGAAGGATTGAAATACAAAGATGAACCATGGGGTGATGATAACCTAAAACAAGCATATGGTCTTTATGTTTACGGACAATTCAAAGACAATGAAATCTTTAACGTTGGAACGTTCGGTGGTACATCCGAGTATGTAAAAGATATGGTGTTCAACATTTTCACCAATGCAACCAACAGGCCAATTCCTATCTGCGACCAAGCGGTGTTCAATGTTCTAATCAACACACAACCATTCAAAGACATTACACAAATAACCGTTGATTGGGCTTGTGAAGCTGGCACTGTTGTAGACCCATCTAAAATCAATTACTTTAGACCAAACTTGATGTGTGACGAACCAACAGTAAAAGATGGTTTGGTTTATTATCGAAATCAATTATTCCCAATCGTACACCAATATGACCGTGTACCAGAATGGAAGAAGTTTGTCCAAGAAAAATACGGACAAGACGATGAATCTCAAATGTTTATTTACAGGACAGCATGATGAACGATATAATTACTTTTAACACAGTGACACAAGCTTTTGGAGAACAAAAAATGTTTAAATGTTCAGGTTACGGCCTTGGTGAAATGATTAAAGACATGACCCAGGTTAGAGGGTTGGAAATTGGTTGTGATATTGGTGATACAACACACTTTTTATTGGATATCAACAAGAACCTAGAATTGGTATCAGTTGATCCTTATGAAAATTATGTTGATTGGAACGGAAGACCTTTGAATGAAAGACAACAAGTTTTTGAAACTATGTCTGCTCGTATGGAAAAATTTAAACCAAGATTCAGTTTGGTACATAAAACCTCAGATGATGCAGCCATTTTATTTGCTGATGAGGAATTTGATTTCATCTTCATTGATGGTTTACACACATACGACCAATTAACCAAAGATTGTGCAAACTATTATTCTAAGTTGAAACCAGGCGGTATTTTCGCTGGTCACGATTTCACGGCAATCGAAGGTGTCAACAGATCCGCCAAAGAATTTGCTGCAAAGGTTGGCAAAGAAATTTTAACAACTGAATGTGATGTGTGGTATTGGATCAAATGAAAAATTGTATAGTATTATCTGGTCAGTATAGAACATTTGACCAAACATGGGAAAACATTAAGACATACATTGATGCAAATGAGATGGATGTCTATTGTCACTTATGGTCAACCGATGAGAGAGAAATCAACAATATACAAGAACGATTGAAACCAGTAAAGTTTTTGGCTGAAGATTTTTCCGAATACGAAAATGTTTTTTTGGATATTGAAAAAAGAGTATTTGCAAAAAATTCAAAACCAAAAACAATCGATAACATTTCAAAAAATGCATCTATGAATTATAGCAGATTCAAAGCATTTGGTTTGATTGATGGTGAATACGACAATCTGTCATATTGTAGATATGATTTAGGATTCAATCCACCTTTCAAATTTACAGAAGTTGGTTTTATTGTCACTCCATTGGAAGAATCATATAATCTCATTTCAGATATCTTTGCTGTCATGCCGTTCAAATGGGCAAATGCTTATTTCTTATATAACAACTATGAACACCTACATTCAACTCAATTTGAACCTGAGTTTGAAGACTGGCTTAGAAATGTAAAAAAATATCCGGAACATGATATCATAACACACAAAGAACAGAGATATTGTCCACACATGACACTTTTGAGAAACTTATTTCTTAAAGGTGCACCATTTGATATCGTTAACATTCCAGTTTATCTACAAAGATGAAAATAGCATTATGTTTCACTGGCCAAGCCAGATCATTCCAAAAAGGATTTGAGTACTACAAGAAAAATCTTTTGGATGTTTATGATGTGGATGTTTACATTCATACATGGCAATTCGATGGTGAAGAAAAACTTATTGAATTGTATGAAGCAACTAAAACGATAACGGAACCTGTTTTGGTTACTGATGCTGACACAAAATATATCAATACACCAAACCCACAAAAATATCCACCAAGGTTCACTTATTCGGCATTGTATTCAATTAATGAATGTCGTATGCTGATGATGAGTTCTGGAATTGAATATGATTGGGTCATCAAAACAAGAACAGACTATGCTTTGAATGTTCAAATTCCTTTTGAACAACTCGATAACAGCAAATTATACATTCCAAATTGCAGAATGGTTCCTGAAAGAGATTTTGGCAACGACCAGTTTGCTTTTAGTTCACAAAGCAACATGGACAAATACATGTCTACGTTCCAAAACATGGATAAGTATTATGAAGCTGGTGCACAATATATTGGTGAAAATATGATGAGTGCCAACTTGCATGAACATAACTTACATGGTGAAAATCTTGTATATGTTAATATGAATAATCCATTTCCGCCTGGTGCACACAATGGCACTTGGCACTCTTTGATTCGTGATGATTATGACAACTGGACCAAGAATAGTTAAGAAGTTAAGTGGCCATTCAGGTAGTGAAATCTATCTGATGGAAAATTCAAATGGTCTATTTGTAAGAAAAATTGGTAACACAGAAAGAAACAGGAAGAGACTAATACCTCTACAAGCAGTTGGTTTTCCTGTTCCTAAAATCTATAATGTCGATGGTGATTCTTTTGACATGGAATACTTCCATGGTCTAGACATGAAGAATTATTTGGTGTCACATAACACCAATCAGTTAGAAGAATTCTTATTCAAAACACTAACAAAATTAAAAAGTATCTGTGTAGACAAATCAAAAGACTTCACTGAAACATATTACCAGAAACTTGTTTGGATGGACACTTCAACTGAGGTTTTTCCTTTCACCAAGCAACAATTAATTGATAAGTTACCTAAGATTTTACCACACACATCTTACCTTGGTGACTTGACATTAGAGAACATAATCTATACAATAGATGGTTTCAAACTGATTGATCCCGTTACGATTGAATATGATTCCTATGTATTTGACATAGCAAAACTTAGACAAGACTTGGAATGTCGTTGGTTTCTCAGGAAAGAGACAACCAAGCTTGGTGCAAAGTTGCACACAATTCAAAACAAACTTTTTGAAGATTTCCCAGAAGCAAACAATGATTACCTTTTAATACTAATGTTGTTGAGAGTATACCTACATACAACAAAAGGTGATTTAGAATACAAATTTATAATGGATGAAATAAGAAGATTATGGAAATAATTGTACCAGCCGCAGGACTTTCTAGTCGTTTCCCTAACATGAAACCTAAATATCTGCTATTTGACTATGAACACAAAATGATGTTGGAGAAAGCAGTTGCGGATTATCCTGATTGCAACATTACTGTTGGCATACTCAATGAACACAATTGCATATTTGACGCTGAGAAGTTTATTAATCATCAATTTGATGGTAAAGTCAAAGTTATCATACTTAAAGAACTGACAAAAGGTCCAGCAGACACAGTTTACCAAATATTACAAAAGGCCGGCATATCTGATGATGCTGAATTTTTGGTAAAAGACTGTGACAGTTTCTTTACTCACACAAAAACACCAGGAAACTATATCTGCGTTTCTGATATTGCAGAACATGAAGTTCTTAACCGACTCAAAGCTAAGAGCTTTGTTGTATCTAATGAACAAGGTATCATTACAGATATCATTGAAAAGCGTGTTGTCTCTAACAAGTTTTGTGTTGGTGGTTATAAGTTTGAATCTGTTGGTGAATACAAAAAAGCATTTGAATCCATTTCAACAGAAAGTGAAATCTTTGTTTCTGATGTGATTTCTATCATGTTGCATGACGGAAAGATTTTCACCGAGAAACTTATATCTAACTATGTTGATGTGGGTACAGCACAAGAGTGGTTCAAGTACAATGACAAACCTGTAATCTTCTGTGATATTGATGGCACAATTATCAAAGCACAAAGGCGTGTTGGTATCAATTCATATGATGATGAACCAGAAGTGATGACAAAGAATGTTGAGAGGTTGTTAGAATATGAACGAAATGGTTCATTGATTATCTTCACAACAGCCAGAGAAAAAGACCAAGAATGGGTCACTAGAGCAATGTTGGCTAGATTGGGATTCAAATCTAGAGAATTGATTATTGGTCTTCCAAATGCAAGGAGAATATTAATCAATGATTTTGATTCCAGCAATCCATATCCTAGGGCCGAAGCCATCAATATCTACCGCAACACCGACAACTTGGATCATTATCTATGAGTTTTATACCAGACAAGAATTTGTTTCTTGTAACTTCAGCAATTAAATCTTTGAATACAAGGTTTTGGAACCACGAACAAAGGTTTCAACAAACAGTATTAACAGTTGAATCTATTCGAAAACAAGTTCCAGAAGCAATCATTGTTTTGGCTGATGCATCTCTTACACCATTGACGGAAGAAGAACATAAACAACTTCAACCGTATTTGAATGCTTTTATGGATATGAATCAGGTTCCGGACGTAAATAAGTTCTCTGGTGCTGGTATGCAAGCATGGGCAGAAGGTGCTTTATTAGTAAATGCTTTACATTTACTAAAACAACAACCTTGGATTAAAGATGTTAAACGAATCTTCAAGGTTTCTGGTCGTTCCATATTGGAACCAGAGTTTAAACTAAGTGATTACGATAACTTATTTGGTAAATATGTATTTAAAAAACGCATTCCAACATGGATGCCACAAGTAACACATGGTGCAACACACTTATTGATTACTAGGATGTTATCGTTTTGTCCATCTTTGATTGACAATTACATGGAAGTAACACAAAAAAACTTCTCATTATTTCAGTTTATGGATTTTGAACATGCTCATTTTGTCAACATTCCAAAAGAATATCTAGTAGAATTTGACAAAATTCACTGTTCTGGCTGGTTAGCCGGTAATGGCCAAGTCGAAAAGTATTGACTATGTATCGAACCCAAACTCTCCACAGTTTGGAGCTGTAAACTAAAAAGTTATATAAATACTCTCATGGCAATCATAGTGTATTGCAATGTCTAAGGAAAATAATGAAAAGTTTTAAATCTTTTCTAAAAGAAGAGTCTGAACCCCAAGAAGGTGCAAAACTAAAACACATCCACCACGCAGAGGATCGTCCTTTATTCCATGGTGCGGCTGGTTTTGAACATGCTAAAGGTGCTTTGATGCAAGCACACAGTCACATCAAATCTGGTGGTAACAGTTCAGCCTTGACAATGAAATATGATGGTTCTCCTTCTCTAGTTTACGGACATCATCCAGAAACAGGTAAATTCTTTGTTGCATCCAAATCTGCATTCAACAAAACACCAAAAATCAACTACACTCATGCCGACATTCTAAAAAATCATGGCCATGCGCCAGGTTTGATGGACAAATTACATGCGGCCTTGAATCATTTACCTAAAGTTGTACCTAAAACTGGTGTATATCAGGGTGACGTAATGCACTCACACGATGACGTGGAAGAGAAACCTGGTGGTAAAGTGTCGTTTACACCAAACACAATAACCTACACGGCAAGAGGTGATGAGGCCGATAAGGTCAAAAAATCTAAAATTGGTATAGTAACACACACTCAGTACCATGGTGATGACGCTTCCTCAATGACTGCGGATCCGCATCCAGATTTACACAACTTTAAACAACATCCTGATGTTTGGCAGAAGTCTCCAAATCACGACACCAAAAACGTACACTATACAGAAAAAGCACAAAGTGACTTCTTGAAACATATGAAGTCTGCTGAGACAATTCACAAAAATAATCCAGACATGTATGACCATATTCATCCAGATCACGCTGGAGAACACGGTCACCTATCAACATATATAAATCATACAGTCCGCACAGGTGAAGAACCTAGCGTTGAGGGTTTAAAGAAACACATCTCAGATAAGTCTAAGAAAGAGATTGCAAAACTTAAAACTCCTGCGGCTCAAGCAAAGAAACAATTTATTGCTAAAGGTCACACTAAGTGGATTGATGATAACAAAAAACACTATGCAAATTTGTTGAAAATGCACAGTCATTTGCAAAAAGCTAAGAATATTTTGGTTGACACACTACAACAACATGAAGGTGGGTTAGAACACCATATAGATGGAAAGAAAACTGGTCCTGAAGGTTTTGTAGTCAATCATGCTGGTGAACCGACAAAATTAGTTAACCGTGCCGAGTTTGCTCGTGCCAATTTATTAAAAGTAAGAAAATGAAATCATTTTTACAGATTGTAGAAGAAACGAATAAAAAAGAGAGTCATGTGGTCATGTCTTTTGGCCGCATGAATCCTCCTACGACCGGTCATTTAAAGTTAATTGATAAAGTACGTGATGTTGCGGCCAAAAACAAAGCTCAACACAGAGTTATAGTTTCTCACTCTCAAGATGCCAAGAAGAATCCACTTTCTTCCGACCAAAAGATTAAACACCTAAAGCGTTACTCTCCAGGTACAACCTTTCATGCGGCCACAAAAGAACACCCAACTATTCTACATCACGCAGCAGCATTGAACGCAATGGGACACCAACACCTACACGTAGTCGTTGGTTCTGATCGTGTTAAAGAAATGCATAGTTTATTACACAAGTATAACGGTGTAAAAGGTGGCCACGGACACTATAATTTTAAATCTATAACAGTACATTCAGCTGGTCATCGTGATCCTGATGCTGAAGGTGAAGAAGGAATGTCTGGCACCAAGATGCGTCAACATGCAAAGAATAAAGATTTCTCATCATTTAGACAAGGTGTTCCTCACCATGTTTCTGATGCACACGCTAAAGAGTTGATGCACGATGTTCGTAAAGGTATGGGTTTACATGAGTCTGTGAATCACGGTCACCACAAAGCAATCTTTGTTACTGGTGGTCCTGGTTCAGGTAAAGATGTTGTTATTCGTGAGTGTATCGCAGAACAAAACATCGTAGAATTAAATTTTCAGCAAGTTATGGATATCATGAATGACAAGCACAAGTTGGCAATGCGTTCCATGAATCCTAAAATGGAAGCAATTCGTCAACGTGGTCCACTTATTATCAATGGACCGGCTGATGACTATGAAAAGATTTCCAGTATCAAGGAAGAACTGGAAGAATTAGGTTATCAGACAATGATGGTGTTTGTAGACACAACCGACAAGGTAAGTCAAGAAAGAAACACACTACTGTCCAGAATGATGGTCGAATCGATTCGTCATGTCCGTTGGACGGAAGCCCAAAAGAATATTGCACATTTTTCCGAATTATTTGAGAATTTCTCTCGTTTCGATAATACTGGCATTTTAGAAGAAAAAGATAATGATATTACAGAATTGTTTACAGAGACTACAAGATTCTTAGACTTTGGTTCAATATATCAAACAAATTCAAATAAGTTCATTCATATCTATGAGTCTAAACTAGGCGCAAAAGATATCCAAAAATCAAACCTAAAAAGTAAAGGTATGAATGTATTAAAGGACAATAATAGTCCTGTTATGCAATTTGCAGCAAAATTAGGCAAAAGAGATGATGTCAGAGATGGAGACATCAAACAAAACGTTAACTATATGCCTAAAGTTGGCGGCGGAAACACTTATACAGAAGATAAAGGTCCTGTATTGGTTAAACAACCAGAACCAAAAGTTGACAACTTCAATAAAGATGCCGACACAATTAAAAGAAAGAAATTTGGTGATAGGTCTTTAACTTCTGCAAAAATTGGTGATGTTGGTGGTATTGGCCAGACAACTAACTCAAGAGCAGCAGGAACAAGTGCGGCCGCCAGTTCAGGTTTAGGAGATTCTACATACCGTGAGGAAAGAGAATTTAGTAACGATGATGTTGCAAATTTCTCCGGACAAACTAAAGGTCCGCAACCAAATCCGTTAGCAGAAAAGAATAAGAAGTTGAAAAAGTTTAAGGAATCAATCTTTGATTTTGGTCAAGGAGATTCTGGTGTAGGAGGCACTCTTGGTGGTGCTGGTAATAAGGAAGACTTTGTTAAGCCATCAGAAAAGTTTGGCCAATCAGGTATAACAATCAAAAAGAAAAAAACAGGAGCAAAATAATGTTTACCAAATCTCTAGTACCACAATCTTTAGTTGACGCAACTAAAGCAATCATGGAAGAAGATGAAAAGAAAAAAATGCTTTTGGAACCAGAATTAGACGAAACTGGTTTCCACAAAGCTGCACATGCTGCTAAAAGATCAAATCAATCTCACTTTGAATTTCAAGGTAAGAGATATCCAGTAACTGCAAAACACCATTCAGAAGGTATGGTTCCTCCAGAAAAGATTGCAGGTAAAATCTCCAAGAAAAAAGATGACAAAGCTGCTGCAAAAGGCCATTCTGCTGATGTTAGAGAAGAAGATGAAAAGAAATCTTCTAATCCATTTGACGTTCTAAAAGGCAAATACATGAGTCAAATTCCTAAGAAAAAAGGTGAATTGACTGGCCATGAACACAAGAAAACTTCCACTGGTGATGTATACACCAAAAAAGAAGTTAAAGAAGAATCTCATCCAGATGAAAAAGAAGACAAAGCACTTGTTAAGAAAATGGTTAAATCATCTGCTTTAAAGAAAGAAGAAGGAAAAGAAACTCATTTGTCTGCCCACAAAATGACAGAAGAAGGCGATTGCGTAACTCCACCACAAGCAAAGAAAATTGCTGATAAAGAAGTTGGTAAACACGTTGACAAGATGCACAAAGAGGAAGAAGAACGACATATGACTAGTGGCGAAAAAGAAAAGCGTGAAAAGATTGTCAAATCTATGAAAAAAGGTTTGGCAGGTTTCAAATCACGTTATGGTGACCGTGCTAAGAATGTGATGTATGCAACTGCTACAAAACAAGCAATGAAACACGAAAATCTTGGTGGCATCAGCACAATGAGTGAAGAAGATGATGTTCGCATTGATCCAGATGAGAATATGAAGACTAAAACTGTTGATACACTAAAAGGTCGTGAAAAAGTTCCTGCTGATTATCACAACAAACCACTTTCTTACAAAGTTAAGTTGAATGTCGAGGAAGAAGAAAAAACACCAATGAAACTTGCAAAAGATTTGGCACATAAATCTTTCAAAAAAATTAGAACTGAAGTTATGGGTAAACTAGGCACTTCTGAGGAAAAGAAACATGACTAAAATGAAGGATGTGGTGAAAGGTGTTGCAAAACAATCTGCACCACCTTCCAAAGGAAATGTGGATCCTAGTGATCCGTGGTCTGCCACTGGAGCCGGCGGCGGCCTTGCTATTCCTGAAAATGTAACCTCACGCCGTGCAGACTTATTATCCAAGTTCTACAAAGCCAAAGGTTACAATATCAATTATGTAAGCAAAAACAAAAGAGTTGGCCAATCTAAAACTGGTGAATTTGAAAAATGGAAACAAGACCATGGAATCTATGAAGATGAAGAAGTTGTGAACGAAATCAGTGATACAACTGCTAAAAATTACATGAAAGGTGCTTTGCACGACACAATTACTGGTAAAAAAGACCGTAATGCTGGTTTGTCAAAAGCAATTTCTAGACTTGCTGGTAATAACAAGCCACTTTTGGATGCACCAAAGATGAAAACTGAGGACAACATCAACGATCCTCAATGTGCAACTCAATCTCCGTTTGATGGTGCAAATACAACTAATGATGTTGCACCTAAGAAATCTAAAGCTGCTAAAATGGTCAAAGAAATCTATGCAAAACATAGATTGAAAGAAGATTTGTATGACCATGAAAAAGATGACAAAGGTCCTGGCACCAATGTTAAACCACCAAAAGTCATTAAAAAACAAGAGGTTAACGATGACAATGAAAAAGGAACTAATGCTCGCATGGTTCTAAAAGGTGGAACCACTCTTACTGGAGAGAAAAGAGACACGATTGAAATTGATCCAATGATGAAAAATCGTGGCAAACAACCAGACTATATTGCCACAAATACAGGCAAAAAATCAATTCAATAAATAGGTAAATTACCCTTCAAGGAGATATAAACATGTCAGCATGGTCAAATACAGACGCATTTAGTAACCAAGGCAAACCAAAATGGGATGTCGAAAGAACAACCAGAGATAATGTGCAACTTACTGTTACTACCGGTAATACCGCAGGTAACAATGTTATCACAGTTTCTTATTATGATGGTGGCCTAAACAACGTGGCTAACATCGGTATTACAGCAGGTCAATATGTGTATTTCTGGGCTAATGGCTTCGGAGATAACAAAGGTGG